TTATAGAAGTCCAGAACATCCGTTATCAATTAAAAACCCATCATCAAGTCATATAAAAGGTTTAGCAGTAGATATTAGTGCAAAAGATAGTATAGATAGGTTTTTAATATTAGATGCTTTATTAGCAGTTGGATTTAGCCGTATAGGAGTATCAGATACATTTATTCACGTTGATTCAGATATAGATAAAGCACAAAATGTTGTTTGGACTTATTAAGAGGATTATTTCATTCAGTTATGTTTATTATGGGAGTAATCATAAGAATTGACTGTATTAAATACCCAAACTTACTTATGATATTTAGTTGGTTAATAATTATAATTTTAAACTTGTATAATATATTATGGAAATAAATTTAATTTTATTAGTGCCAGATGCAATGATTGTTGGTTGGCAATATCACAAACCAGAAAAGGGTTTTGATTTTTCAGAACTTAACTTATATTTATTTTTCGGACAATTACAAATAAGATGGGCAAAAGATGAATAAAATACTTAAATGGTTTACTGGTGGTTTAGTTAAAGAAGTTGGTAATGTTATTGATAATCTTTTCACTTCAGAAGAAGAACGCTTAAAAGCAAAGAATGAGATATTTAAGGTACTTCAAGAACAACAATTAGAATTACAGAAACTACAAACAGAGGTTATAATTGCAGAAGCAAAAGGAAACTGGTTACAAAGAAGCTGGAGACCAATACTGATGTTAGCTTTTGGTTTTATAGTTATTTATGTGAAGTTTATAGCACCTTTGTTTAGTTTACCAATTCCACCTTTAGAAGATGAGTTTTGGGACTTATTACAGTTAGGTATTGGAGGGTATGTAGTTGGTAGAAGTGTTGAGAAAGTAGCTAAAAATATTACTATAAATAAATAGATTGTAAATCAAATTATACATAAAGTAAATAAATGTATAAAATAATATACAAATAGTTTTTTTATTTAAAAAAAAATATATAACTTTGAACTTTTTATTATTACAATAATATTATAATATATTTATAAAAATAATTATATAAAAAAAATATTAAAAAACATTAAAAAAATATATATAAATAAAAATATAAGATTTATGAATTCTATTCAATTAAAAAAAACTGACAAAGAAGACCATTATAGGCTTATTTTAAATGGTGTTGATGTAACTGGAGAACAAGAAAGAAGTGTATTTAGACATATATTAGAAATTGTAGATAAAGGTATTGATGTATAATGCCAAAAAAAGCAAGTAGAAAAACAATAGTTAAAAAGTTAGATTCAATCTTTAGTATTTACATACGTAGAAGATATGCAAAAGATGATATAGCTGAATGTGTTACTTGTGGTAAGCAGGACCATTGGAAGAGTTTACAAGCAGGTCATTTTATGAGTAGAAAGCATTATTCCACTAGATGGGATGAAGAGAATGTAGAGGTTCAATGTATGGGTTGTAATGTATATAGATATGGAGAACAATATTTATTTGCTAAACATTTAGGAGAAGATAAAGCAGATAGTTTACTCATTAAGAGTAGACAAATACAAAAATTTACAGATATAGAATTACTAGAAATGATAGAGTATTATAAACATAAGGTTGATAACTTAAAATAGATATATCAATTATTATGACTATATTTGACTGTCATTAAGATTTTTACTTTTTTCCAATTTGTCTTTATTTTGAAAGGGTTACATTAATTTGTAACCTTTTTTTTTGTACTTATTTTAAATTTTTTTAAAAATAATAAACATTTATTGTTTGTAATTAAAATATTTGTTTTATATTGCGGTGTATTTAGGAACTAACCTATACAATTAAAGACAAAATATTATGAAATTATTAGACAGATTAAAACCAGAGTACAAAGAAATTTTAGATAGAAAAAATGATGAATTTCCTTCTTTAGTAGGTTCTATTATATCCAGCTTTGAAGAATTATATTTTGTATCAGATATAAAATTCGGTGTTTGGAGTGATATTAAATTTTTTACAAAAGTAGAATCTCCTTATGAATTATTTAAAGAATTATAAAATGAGTAAGGAAACAGAACATATATTATCATCACAAACAAATACAAATAGATTAGAACAATCAATAAAACAATTAGATATGCAAAACGAACCATTAAAGATTACATTAAAATTTTATAACAAGGAAATTTCTACACAAATAGACCATTCAGATTTATCAATAGATGAACTTCACGAGTTATGGCTCGAGATTGTCAGAGGTATGGGATATGCAGAAAGTACTATATATGATTTTTATGATGAGATAAGCTAACATTAAAGATAAAAACAATAGATAATGACAGTAAAAACAGACACAATGATAAGTACAGAAGCTTGGGATAAGTTAAAAAAGCAAATAGAGTACCATTTAAAGCAAGATAATAACTTGACTGATATAAGAATCAATTACCAAGTAAAGATACCAGAAAGAGGTACAAGAAACTATTTAGGGTTAAGTGTAACAATAAACGATTAATTATGAACGGAGAAATATTTATTTTATCAATAGGGTTAGGAGTGTTAGGTTTTGTATTAGGATATGCTAAAGGTTTAGAGGTAATGACAAAACACATAAGGGAATCATTCAGAGATGAAGGATATGATTATAACAAGTTTCACGATGTAATAAATAAATAATATGAAAGAAATAATATTAGATTTTTTAGAATGGATACCAAACGGAATAGATGATATGAATGAACTATTATATATCCCTAAAGAAATAGCTGAAAGATATATAGAAGAAAATAAATAATGTATATAACTTGTAAATAAATAAAAATTTACTATATTTGAAAAAAATAAATACAATGACACACAAAGAAGACATTAAAAGAATTATGACAGAAGATTATCAAGATTATCTATACAATAGGATTGAAGCATTAGAAAAGCGTGTAGAATTTTTAGAAGCACAAATAGAAATTAGTAAACAAGTAAATTTAAAACAATAGACAGATGAACAAAGACAAATTAATTGAGTTGTACAAAAAGTACGGACTAACGAAAGATGATGTATTTAAGCACCAACATTATGTTATTATCACAAGGCAAGGTATTGACAAGATACAAGCAGTAGAACAGATGAGCGTAACCTATGAGGTTATAAAATGTGAAACTAACTTTGCAGTATTTAAAGCATATGCAGAAAAAGAAGGTAAGAAGATAGAAACATTTGGCTCTGCATTAAAAGGAGAAGGCTACAAAGATGGTAACACAAACTCTTGGTATGTTGCTGAAATGGCCGAGAAACGAGCAATGTCAAGAGCAGTTCTTAAATTAACTGGGTTCTATGAACTTGGAGTATTTGGAGAAGATGAATCAGAATCATTTAAAAAGTAAATAAATAAGTATATTAATCTAAATTAAAATAGAAGTATTATGAGTGCAATTATCAATTACAGTATTAGAGTAGACAAACTACCAAAAGAGAAATTTATCGCAGGTAAAGATGGAGCGGTCTACCTAAATTTAACAATGTCATTAAATGACGAAACTAGGTACGGAAACAACGCCTCAACCTACATTTCACAAACTAAAGAAGAGAATGAAGCTAAAAAAGTAAGAAGCTACATTGGAAACGGGAAAGTAGTTTGGAACAATGGAAGTATTGTAAACGCTGAAAAAGAAGTAAAAGAAGCGGTACAAGAAGAGGTTGTAAGCGACCTACCATTTTAAAAATTATAGGGTAGTGTAAAAGCTACCCTTTTTTTTTATATATTAGACAAAAATTAATGACACAAAATAAAATAAATGGTTAAAGATATTACAGAAGAAAAGACAATAGAAAATAATTATATGCAACTCCTGCAACAAGATTGCGAGGTGTTTACTGATGAGGTTATGGAATATCCTCCAAGTGCTATAAGTTTAGGAGAAAAAACATTAAATACAAAAAAAGGATTTAAGAAAGTACCAATACCAATAGGAACATACGGAAATATAAGTTTTGTACAAGCACCAAGTAAAACTGGAAAAACGTTTTTCTTGTCTTTATTAGCAGGTGTTTATTTAAGTGGTCAAAACATATACGGAGGTAATTTAAAAGGACATAGAGATGGAAGGTGTTTAATACACTTCGATACAGAGATGGGTTTATGGCATACTCAAAAAGTAGCACAACGCATTGAAAATATGGCTGGAGATATTGATTTAGGATGTTATAAAAAATATGCGTTAAGAAAATTAGGGCACAGGGATATGCTTAAATTCATTGAATACACTTTAAAAGAAAACGAAGGAAACAATGGTTTAATTTTGATTGATGGAGTTGCTGATTTGGTTTCTGATGTAAATGATATAAAAGATGGTAATGAATGCGTTAGAACTTTAATGAGATTGAGCGTTGAATATGATTGCCATATAATGACAGTAATCCATAGCAACTATGGAAGTGATAAAGCAACTGGACATCTTGGGTCTACATTGTATAAGAAATGTGAAACCGCTATAAGTTTAGAAAAAAGTACAACACACAAAGGCAGAGTAGATGTAAAATGTAAATTAAGCAGAGGGTATTCTTTTGACAATTTTAGTTTTGAAGTAAATCAATATGAATTACCTCTTGTAGTGGGTGAAATATATGACCCTATGGAAGGTTATGTGCGTAAACAACCAATAAATAAAAAAATACCATTTTAAACAATAAAAAAAAATGTCACACTTAATCGAACAAGCAGCAAAGAAACATCAAACCTGGATTAATATAGTTAATTCTTTTGGATGTCCTAAAAACATTTCTGAAGATATAGTACAAGAAATGTATATTTATTTGATTAGGTATGAAAAAGAAGGCAAGAATATTTGGTATGATGGTAATGAAGTAAACTANTATTATATATTTAAACAGTTAAGAGGAATTTATGTAGCTTTTTTAAGAAGTAACAGTAAGATTACAAAAGTTAGTTTAGATGAAATTGACAAACAGTTTGAAGAAATTGACCCTTTGGAATACGAAGAACAATATGAAACGTTTTTAAATAGTTATTTAAGAGCAGTAGACGATGTTTATTGGTATGACAAGAAAGTATTTGAATTAATAGCAAAGGGGAAGAGTGTAGCTAAATTAAGCAGAGATACAAAGATTGGTTACTATTCACTTTACAATACATACAACAAAGTAAAGAACAAATTAAAAGATGAATTATTATGATAAAATACAAATATCCAAAATCTTTATGGTTAATTGCTGAAGAAATGGCAAATGCCAGAACTGAAACAAATAAAAATAATAGAAAAAACAATCCAAGATTTGACAGGGGGGATAAAAATAAAGACGTTGATGTTTTAGGGGTTGTTGGGGAGTTAATAGTATTAGATTATTTAACTGAAAAAAATGTAGATTTTACAATGATAAAACTTTTAAATCCTTATCCATCTAAAGAAGCAGATTTTACAATTAGAAATAAAAAAATAGATGTAAAAGCTACAAGACATTCTAAATATTCAAGTGTAATGGTAAATGAAGAAGCACACAAAAAAGGTTTGGGTAAAATTGATTTATATTGGTTTGTTTATATTTTAAATGATTCTACTGCTGAATTTTATTTTGCTGATTATAATGATGTAAGTAAATGGAATTGTAAACTTATGAAATACACTAACGCATTTTATAATAAAATAGAAAAATTATGAAACTCGGAAACTTTATAGAACTGATTACTACTTATACTGGTATCAAATGGCTTGTAGAAAAGGTAACTAAATTACTTGGTTATGAGTCGTGTGGCTGCGACAAGCGAAGAGATGATTTAAACGATATAGAACTATGGTAACAATGACAGAAAAAGATAGAAATATTTGGATAGATTTTAAGGCAAATGTAACGAGTAAATTAACTCCAGAATATAGGAAAATTTTATGTACATTACACGCAAATTATTATAACCATAAATACAACGAACCCTGCACTTGTAATGGAAAAATTTACAAGATGTGGATAGCTGACATAGATAGAATATATGATAAAAAAAATTCATAAGTTAGAACAAACAATAGTACAATTATTAAATTTTGATGGGTGGCAACTTAAATGGACTGGAGAAGGTTCACAAAGTTGGGATGCAGAGGGATTAACTCCCAAAGGAAAAGAATGTGTTATAGAGATGAAGTTTAGGAATAAACACTATGATACCAAGATGCTTGAAAAGTTTAAATACGATAAGCTAATCGGTACTGGTAAAGTTGCTCTATACTTTGTAAATGACCCAAAGGCAAACTATTTGTTTTGGTTGAATGATATTGAACTCCCAAAGGCAGTAAATAAGTATTGTCCAGAAACCACAATGTGGGGAAATAAGAAAGTTTTAAAACCTTGTTATCTGCTTGAAGAAGACAAAGCAGTATTGATAAATAAAAATAATTCTGAAAATAATTAACATTTTTTGTTTATAATCCAATTATTTGTTTTATATTGCGGTATAATTAAAAACCAATACAAATGAAAGAACTAATTGAAACACTACAAAAGATTGACACAGATTTTTATAACGGTGGTATTACATTTGGTCAAAAGTATGACCTTATAAAAGCTATTGAAGAAGTATTAAAAGAACAAAAATTTATTTAAAACCAAAGACAAATGGAAACAATTAAAAGAATTATCAAAGAACTAAAAGAGAACAAGAACCTAAAACCTTACAAGGTTGTAACATTATCAACTGGAGTTGTATGTCAGCATTATACTAACGGACAAGTAAAAGTTATATAGTTATGTACAGAAGATTATTAATACAGAAGATTCAGCAGTTAATTGACAAGCTACCAATAAGCAAAAAAAGGAAAGAAGCAAAACAAGATTTATTAAAATTGAAGTTAAGTTCTAATGATAAATTTTTTATTTCATTGGCTAATAAATATAAAAACATAAACAAATGAGAGGCACACAACCACATTATGAGAATGGAAATGATTATGATATTATAGATGTTATAAGAGATTACGAACTAAATTTTTGCAGAGGTAATATAATTAAGTATATTGCAAGAGCAGGAAAGAAGCACGATGAGTTGCTGGACTTAATTAAGGCACAAGATTATTTAAACAGAGAGATAGAATTATTAAGAAGTAAAAACAAAATAGACAGATGACACAAATAGATTACGATTTAGACAGATACTACCAAAGTGTAGAAGAGCACGGAGAGTGCCGAGAATGTGGTACAACAATAGATTTAGATGATAAATATTGTAGTAGAGATTGTTTTAAAGCATCAATGTTATGATATTACTAATAGATGCAGATAGCTTAATCTTTGCAAGTTGTTACAGAAAAAGATTGACACCAGATGATTCTCCTTATTATGATAAACTATCTGATGCAACTAACAAGTTTGACGAGCAACTTATGGGTGTTGTTAATGAACTCGAAGAACATTATGATATAGACCAAGTACTTACATTTAGTGGTTCTTTAGGAAACTTTAGAAAGCTAATAACAAAGAAGTACAAAGCCAATAGAAACAACCAACAGAAGCCACCATTATTAAATGAGGTACACGCATACGTAAAAGATAAACACAATTCTATTTACGGTTATGGTATTGAGACAGATGATATGGTTGCAAGATACTGGTATGATTTATCAAAAGAGTTCGGTAGAGATGAGGTTATGATTGTATCAATAGATAAAGATTATAAACAGTTTCCTTGTTTAATGTATAACTATCACTATAAACACAAAGTAGTATATGATATAACAGAAGAAGAAGCAATGTATAATTTATATGAACAGATGATTATAGGGGATACTGCTGACAATGTAAACTATTTTAAAGGTAAGGGTAAGAAGTTTGCTGAAAAGTATTTATCTGACTGCACAAGCCATTACCAATACACAAAGAAGATGTACGAACTATTTAAAGAGGTACACAAAGGAAAAGCAAAACAAAGGTACATAGAGTGCTACAATTTACTAAAATTAAGAACAAACTAAATTAGACAATATGAGTGAAATTAAAATGATAGAATCAATAAAAGAATATGTAAAAAACCTTTATGGTTTAGATATTGAAAAAGATACAAGAAAAAGAGAATACGTGGATGCAAGAGCGTTTTATTATAAACTATGTAGAGAACTAACTAAATGTAGTTTGACTACCATAGGTGAATCAGTAGGGCGTGACCATTCAATTGTGTTACATTCATTTAAAAATATATTACACCATTTAGATACAGAAGAAATTGAAAAAGCATATTTACATTTCGGAAAGGTTGAGAACCTACCAAAAGAATCCTATTCATATTTAGAGTATCAAAACAAAAAGTTAGTAAATGATTTAAAAAAGAAAGATGCTGTATTGAGATTATTACCAAGGTTAGAAACCATATACAATAACTTAAATGAATTATCAGAAAAACAGAAGCAATTAGTAAGTAGAAGAAATGAAATGCAGTTTGATACCATTGCAAAATGTTTAAATAGAGTTGAAGAAATAATAGAAACGGAAACAGTAATAGAAACAGAATAAAATGAAAAACGATAAGCAATTAGATTATTTAAAAGTAGTATTACTTGGGCAACTTACAATAGAAGCAATAGAAGATTTACAAGGAACTAACAAATACAGGCAGAACTTAAAAAATCAAGGTAACAAGTTTCTAAATATGTTAGAGGGATATGTGCAAGATGATTACAATACTGTTTACCTAAATAACCAGGAGATGACCACAAACGTATTAAGAAAGATTACAACGTTAATAGACAAGATAAAGAACTCTGATATAGATGAACTTGTAATGTTGGATGCAGTAATAGATAAATACAAAGAAAACCAAGATTGGTTTATGAAACACGAATCTGCTGACTTTTTAAAATTAGATTAAAAAAACAAATAATTAACTATATACATATATGCAACTAATAAATATTCAAGAGGTTATACCCAACGAAAACAATCCAAGATTTATAAAGGATTACAAATTTAAGAAACTTGTAAAATCAATTAAGGAGTTCCCACAGATGCTAAAGTTACGACCTATTGTAGTGAATAGCGATATGGTTGTGCTTGGTGGAAATATGCGTTTAAAGGCGTGTAAGGAAGCAGGTTTGAAAGAAGTGTATATATTAGTTGCTAATGAACTAACTAAAGAACAAGAGAGAGAATTTATTGTAAAGGATAATGTAGGATTTGGAGAATGGGATTGGGATTTATTAGCAAACGATTGGAATAGTCAGCAAGTATCTGACTGGGGTTTAACAGTAGTACCATTTGAAGATAGTGTTGAAGAAGTAATAGAACAAGATATAAATAAACAAGACAATAAAACTATAAACCCTTGTGAGGTTTGTGGGAAGAATTTAGTTTAATAAAAACAGAAAAAGAATGAACGAAAATAGACACATAAAAAAGGAGTCACTACTTAAATCACTTGAACAGAGTTTAGGAGTCGTAACAGTAGCTTGTAAGAAAGCAGACATTCCACGAAGTACATATTATAAATGGTTGAATGATGACGAGGTATTTGCAAAGAATGTAAAAGAAATAGAAAACGTTGCATTAGATTTTGCAGAAAGCCAACTACATAAACAGATAAGTGATAACTCAACAGCTGCGACAATCTTCTATTTAAAGACAAAAGGAAAGCGTAGAGGTTATGTAGAACGTCAAGAAATAACTGGAGCAGATGGTATGCCTTCAAAATTTGAAATAGAAATAATAAAGCGTGAAGATAAAAACTAATGTTGTTTTTGAACATCTTTTAGAATCAGATAAGAAGATTACAATTGAGCAAGGAGGAACTCGGAGCGGAAAAACCTATAACGTTCTTTTGTATATTATCTTTAAATACTGTTTAGAGAATACCGGTAAGACTGTAACGATATGTAGAAAAACATTTCCAGCGGTTCGTAGTTCTGTTATGAGGGATTTTTTAGATATACTAAAGCAATACAATTCTTATTCAGAATTATACCATAATAAATCTAATCACGAATATAGGTTAAACGGAAACCTTATTGAGTTTAT